AGGTCGTTGACGGACCATTTATCGACTGGCTTTTCGTTAAATGTCGATGCCATTACGCATTCACCCCAGAGATAGTGATCCCCTGCATGTCAAGCGTTTCTTTTATACCGTCCATCACTCCGGCAAAATATTCGTTCTCATATTCGCCAAACTTATCGTATTCTTCTTTCGCTTTTTCGTATGCTTCCTTGATATTTTGGATGAATTCTTCCGGATTGAATGCGACCTCATATCCGCAAATCAGCGCCTCCATTAATTCGTCGTAATTTCCGTCAAAGTAGCGAAGGATTAATTCGGATCGCTCAGCCTCGTAGCCTAGCGAAAGGATATCGGTGAAGGCTTCGGTTTTGGTATCGGCTAGGTCGGTGTAATGGCGGATGGCTTCGGCTACCTCTTTAGGAACTGTTATTTTTGAATTCATTATTTACTCCTCCATTTCCGATGGTCTTTTTTTCGCAAAGTCTTTTAAGGTTATAATCGTCGCGATAGATAGTGTTTTTTCTATCTAGCGCAATGTTTATCTTGTTATATGTCTCTTGTTATATAGTTCTTCTTACTGTTACACGAGCGTCACACGATTCCTTACATGTACGTCACTCGGTCGGTATCTTCCGTGTCACTCGGCTCCTTACTTTCATCTTTACCAAACTTAAATCCTGCTGCCTGCGAGATAAAATACGTGTTTTGCAAGAATGTTTTATTTCGTGGATGTTTCGTTTGTTCCTTCGTTAAAATCGGTTGACCTTGCCAACGAAAGTCGCACAACGCCTTTATTCTTCGGTTCACCGTTTCGCGACGAATGCCGAGGTGTTCTGCGATAGTATCTTGCGAAGGGAAGCATTTGCCTCGATCGTTCATATATAGCGCCAGTGCCGATAGTGTCTGCCAGCGTTCCGGACCTAGCTCGCCGATTAGTCCGCTAGTAAGTGCGTGTTTGTGGAATTTTATGAAAATGTGCTCGTTCATTATTGCGCCTCCAGTTCGTCAATAGTGCGTGGGTTGGCGTGACACCAGTAAACGTGGTCCCGATATTCTTCGACTGTCATAGCGTTTGCCGACACTAGCCAAGCGATTAGGTTATCGAAACGTTCCTGCGATAGTTCAAAGCGTTGCCTATTCGCTTCGAACCATTCGAAAATGTTTGAGTCGTTTTTTGATTGATTTAAGTCCGCTCTCAAAGGAATCATATTGCCGTATGTTGTTCCTCCGTGCCCGACCGCCAATGGGATTACGTGATCTACGTGGAATTTACTTTCGCCGGTAAGAGCACACCTGTCATCAAATTCATAAAGTGTAAAAGCATGTTGTGCAGGTGTTAAATCATCTGGTAAACCCCTTTTCCTTGCTAATCTTTTGTGCGCGCCTCTTTTAAGCGTCAGAGCATATCTTTCTTTATTATTTAACTGCCATTTTCTCGAAGCTAATTTAAATTTTTCTCTAGCCTCGCTGTTGTTTCGTAAATAATCTCTTAAATTAGCCGCTTGACATGTATTACAGCGTGTATATAAACCGAAGGGACTGCCTTTCTTTTTGCTGAATTTCTTTAGTTGCTGAACTTCTCCGCAACCATGACATTTTTTATAGAACAAATCAGCTAATTGTATTTTGTCTTTAATTTTCAGGTACTTTTCTAAGTCACCGTAGTTTTCTCTAACGTATCGACCTACGCTTATAATGTTTTCTCCGAGCGACTCCGTTATATCAACTTTCAAATTTTCGAAAGCAATGTCACAAAGTCTCTCCAACTCATCCTCCTCCCACAACCATTCGAAGTTCTGATACAGATGCTTCCGATCTTCTTCGTCGAAAGCCTCGTATATTTCTACAAGTCCTCTATTCAGTAGTCTGTTAACCTTCGAATGATGGACGTTTAATATCGCAGCAGTTTTGTTCATACTGTTTCCGGCGTCAAGTAACGCCTGAACCGTGTCGATAAAGTCTATGTCTTTATACACCTCCAAACCCCCTTTTACTTTTTAGCGCCGTGTGACTCACGCCTTATACTTAGATTGACGCACCTGTTTTCTTTTTCGGACATTTTTACGCAAAAAAAATAACGATGCTTATTTAGCACCGCCGTTCATCCGTTTTATAAAACTTTCATTTATTATTCGCTCAAGCTCTTTTAATATCGGATTGCCATTCGCCAGTTCCTTTTCGAAATGTTGGCGCCGTTCTTCCTTCGATAACTCCATTAAAGGCGAGTGTATAATTCCGATAGTATTTCCTATGATAATTTCCTTCACGTCAACCACTCCTTAATTATATTGACGCAGGACTTTTCGTTTTCGGACAAGATTAGTAGATTTACAGATTCGTGTATAGACGGTTATAATATGTGGAGAGGTGATTAAATGAGCCGTCCTAGCGACCTTAATATCTATATTTATTTGCGTAAGAGTCGAAAAGACCTCGAAGAAGAGAAGAAAGCGAGCGAGCACGGAGAGAATTACGATACACTCGAACGCCACCGCAACAACCTACTCGCCGTCGCGAAGAAAGAACGCCACAATATCTTGCATATATATGAAGAAGTCGTTTCCGGAGAGTCCGTAACAGAGCGACCGTCTGTCCAGGAAATGATTCGCGAGTTAGATGTCGGACTCGCTGACGGTGTCCTCGTTATGGACTTAGACCGTCTCGGACGTGGTGATATGCTCGACCAGGGCTTACTCGACCGTGCTTTCCGGTACTCCGGTACGAAAATCCTAACGCCGACCGAAGTCTACGATCCGGAATCTGAAACGTGGGAGCTGGTATTCGGAATCAAGTCGCTAGTTGCCCGCGAAGAATTAAAGGCGATTACCCGCCGTATGCAACGTGGACGAGTCGCATCTGCTGGCGAAGGTAAGTCGATTTCGAAAGTGCCGCCATACGGATATACTCGTAATGAAAACTTACACCTAGAGCCCGACGTTGAGACGGCTTGGGTCGTTAAGAAAATGTTCGAGATGATGCGCGACGGTCACGGGCGCCAAGCGATTGCGCAAGAATTGGACAGGCTCGGAATTAAGCCTCCGAATACTAAACGCAAAACTTGGTCGCCTAGCAGCATTACCGCGATAATCAAAAACGAAGTTTATCTCGGCACCATTATTTGGGGCCAAGTTAAATACGTTAAGCGGAACGGAAAGTATAAAAAAACGAAGGTGCCGCGTAGTAAATGGACGATTAAAGAAAACGCGCACGATCCGTTAGTCTCGCCTGAATTATTCGAAGCAGCTAACCGCGCTCACTCAGGCCGTTGGCGGCCTTCTCATAACGTTTCGAAAGGACTATCTAATCCGCTGGCTGGCGTACTAAAATGCGAGGTCTGCGGTTATGCCATGCTTTATCAACCTAAGCCTAACCGGCCGAATGACGTAATACGATGCGCTCAGCCGAGTTGCAAAGGCGTTCAAAAAGGTGCGGGGATTCATCTCGTAGAACAACGAGTACTTGATTTATTAAGCGAATACGCGATTGATATTGCCGTAAAGTTTACACAAAAAATGCCGGCCACCGACGACGAAATTCCGTATAAGAAGCTATTAGTCGAAAGTAAGAAGGAAGAGATTGCGCAATTAGAAACGCAGAAAAGTAATTTGCACGATTTATTAGAACAGAAAGTTTACGACGTCAATACGTTTATTGATCGTCAGCAAAAGTTAGTCGAGCGCATCAACGTAATACAGGAAGAAGTGCGAAATTTAATGAGCGAGATTCAAAAAGAGGAGCTTCGTCATACAAGCGTTACCGATATTTTGCCGCAACTGCAGACGGTCATTGCCGAATATTGGAATGCCAATATTGAAACACGAAACCAAATGTTGAAGACCGTTTTAGAAAAGGCGACGTATCTCCGCAAAAAGGAATGGACGAAGCCTGACCAATTTATGATACAGTTATATCCCCAAAAAATATAGAAGGCCTAAATCAGCCTTCTTTTTCTTTCGGGAAAAACGTTTTAAGTGCAGGAATTACGTCCGATTTTTCCTTTAATATATAGTAGAGAAATTTATCATTCTTGATATTACTGAGTCCTGAAAAGAGTGTAGAGCGTTGACGATTATATTGATTTAAACGTTAAC